ATATGATTAAAATAAACAATAACAATAAAAATGAAAATTTAAGATTAGAAGCTTTAAATAATTTATCTTTAGCCATAGTTAAAGTGGCTGAAGCATTGAATGATGTATCAATGCAAAATATTAATATTAGTAATTGCGTATTTAATAATTCAGAAAAAGCTATAGAAATAGATATTGATGATACAAATATTGATAATTCTGATGTTGAAATATTCGATGAAGAATTTGAATAAAGTTTAAACTATTTTAAAAGTGAGGTGAGGTTATGGCTAGACCTAGCAAATATGAGTCGCATGTAAAAAATAAGTTAATATTAGTAGAAGCGTGGGCTAGGGATGGCTTAATAGACGAACAAATCGCCCACAATTTAGGAGTAGCTTACTCTACCTTTAGAGAATATGTCAAGAAATATCCTGCGTTATCGGCAGCCTTAAAAAAGGGTAAAGAAGTAGTAGACATAGAAGTTGAGAATGCTCTTTTAAAGCGAGCTTTAGGCTATAGATATAAAGAAGTTACAAAAGAGCTTGTAAAAGACTTGGAAACAGGTGAAATGAAATTAAAAGTTACTAAAGAAGTAATAAAAGAAGTACAGCCAGATACAACAGCACAAATATTCTGGTTAAAGAATAGGAAACCAGCAGAATGGCGAGATAAACAACAGATAGAGCACAGCGGAGAAATGACAATTAATAAACTAGAAGATCTAATTAAATAGGTGATCGCATGATAAGCGTACAACAAATAATAGAGAAAAGAAAGCAGCTATGGGAAGAACATAAGAACATAGAGAAGGATAAAGAATACAGAGAATCAGTTGCAGATTATTTATTAAGAAATAAAGATATAGTTCAAGACATACAAAATAATCCAGAATTTTTAATAGAAATGGCATTTGTTATTGTCGACAAAGACAAGAAAACAGTACCATTTTTCCTTAATAATGTTCAAAAGGATTTTGTTAATAAAATCAATACTGCTATAAAAGAATACCAAGAAGGGAAAAGATTAAATTTAAATTTTCTAGTACTAAAGGGTAGACAACAAGGATTTACAAGCTTTATAACTGCTTATCAGTTAGCTTGTACTATTACAAGGAAAAACTTTGAAGGTTTTACAGTAGCAGACGAAGAAGGGAACACGGCAGCAATATTTCAGAATAAAGCTAAACATCCTTATAGTTTATTACCAGAAGCAATTAAGCCAAGTGAAAAATTCAACAATAGAAAGCAATTCTTGTTTGATGTTATAAATAGCTCTTGGGAAGTTAAAACAGCATCATCCAACATGGGACGATCTAGAACAATTAATTTTTTCCATGGTTCAGAAGCAGCCTTTTGGAAACATCTTATATCAGATATTCAAGCAGGACTTGGAGAAGCACTTACAAAAAATGCTATACAAATATTAGAATCTACAGCGAACGGATTCAATGAATACAAGGATTTGTGGGATTCTGGAAAATGGGAAAATTGTTTCTACGAATGGTGGAAAACAGAAGAATACTCATTAGAGTTTGAAACAGAAGAAAAAAGAAAATGGTTTACAGAAAAGATTAAGCATGGCAAAGAGTGGATATGGGAAAGATGTAGATTTTTACTGCTTAGAGAAGTTAATTATAACCAAATATATTGGTACTATAATAAGTGGAATAGCTATATTAACGGGGAACTAATCAAGCAAGAATATCCATGTACACCAGATGAAGCTTTTCTTGCAAGTGGTAATTGTGTATTCAACAACGAAAAAGTATTGCAAAGAATCACAGTATTAGAAAAACAATATAAAGAGAAACCATACAAAACAGGACAGTTTATAATTAAGTGGAATAATCCAGAAGTATTAGACTATCCAGTAGGTTATACATGGATAGATAAAAAAGAAGTACTAGGACAACCTATTATACGCATTTACGAAAAACCTCAATATGGTTATCCATATGTAGTTGGAGGAGATACAAAAGGCCAAGGGTCAGACAGATTTACAGGAACGATTATAAACAATAACACAGGGAAAAGAGCAGCAACTTTATTTAATCCAACTAAAGATATACTTATGGAAGGTGTTACAAAAGGTTCTAAGTATTACGCATCTCAGATGTGGGCGTTAGGAATGTATTATAATACAGCTTTATTAGGGATAGAAACTAACTGGAATACATATCCCATAGAGTTATTAACAGATTGGCATTATCCAAGGCAGTACAATAGACAAGTGTATGACAACTTTGAAGGTAAATATAAGAAATCTTATGGTTGGAGAACAGATGGGAATACAAGACCATTAATAATAGAGAAAGAGCAAACTGTAGTTAATGAAAGTATAGAATTATTTACAGATATAGAAACATTAAGAGAAATGCTTACGTTTGTAGAAGATGAGAATGGTAGACCAGATGCAGAGTCTGGCAAGCATGATGATTTATTATTCTCAGATATGATAGCCAATGAAATTCGAAGTCAACAAAGCTACCTAATAGACAAAAACGCAAGCAAATACGATTATGACTACGAAGAAGGAGACGATGAATACTACGAAGATAACTTCGAATTAGAAAGTTTTTTTGATTAGAGGTGATAATATGGAAATCTTAATAATTATACTTGGAATGTTAGCCGCCTTTTACAGCGGCTTTTATTGTGGATATCTTAAGAGAGAAGAAAAGGCACCACAGATGCCAATAGAAAATATTACAAAAGGCATTAAGACAACTATAGATAATGTCAAAAACAAGAAAGAAAGGCCGGATAAGGAAAAGGCTAAAGAGAATAGTTTTTTTAGTTAGGAGGTGATAACTTGAAGAAATTTTACAAAGATGAAAATACAGAAGTTTCAGAGAAGTCCCAAAATCCAAATACGCCAGAAGAATCTAAATTTCTAAACTACATCATAAAGAATCAACAGAATGCTGAGTCTGTAAGGGGGACAGATTACAACGATAGTGAAAGCACAATATTATCAAATGGTATAGAGCAGGTTTGGGAAGATGAATATAAGATTTTTATAGGCGATCAATGGGATACATCATTTGCATATCGCTCTAAGTCGTCAAGGAAAACACGCCCTAACTCAGTCGATAACTTTGTTTTCTCTGCTGTCATGAATGCTACTGATAATATAGAAGTCAATACGCCAGAAGTAGTGATAGAAGGACAAGAGGAAAATGATAATGACGTTGCTGAAAAGCTTACATATTTAAGCAAATACAACGACAGTATTCATCGAAATAACTTTAAAGCATTATGGAGAAAGATGGTACAACAATTTATATCGTATGGCCCAGTCATCGGGGCTGTACTTTGGGACAATGAATGGATAGGTGGTAGGGGTCCTAATAGATGGGTTGGGGATGTTAGAGTCCTTAATATAGACCGTAGGCACATATACTTTGACCCTGCTATTATAGATTTAGAAGATAGGCTACAGGAATGTGAGTTTATCCATAGAAAATTTAGAAAGAAATTGAGTTACATCAAAGAAAAATTTCCAAGCAAAGGGAAATATGTATCTGAAGATACAAATGATATGGAACTCCAAGATGAAGGAATGGACCCAAAGCAAGTGTGGCTTATAGAATCTTGGCATAAATGCAAGCCTAAATTTGTCCCAGATAAGTACAAGAAAGAATTTATGCAAAAAGCAGCAGAATCAGAAGCAAATGGAGACTATTACAAAGCACAAGACTATAAGGACATGGCATCAGGAAAGCTAAAAGGAATACATTGTGCGTACGTTGCAAACAATGTATTTTTAGATTATGTACCATATGTCTATGAAGATGGGTTATATCCTTTTATTTACAAAGTTTTGTACTTCGATGAAAATACTCCTTATGGTTTTGGTGAAATAAGAAACATCAAGATTCCACAGGTAATGCACAACAAAGCCGATGAGATAGAATTAGAAGCTATGTCTAGAGAAGGATTAGGAGGAATGTATCACAAGGAAGGAGCAGTATCACCAAAACAAAAAGAACAAATAATGAAATACAACGGTAAGGGTGGTATGTGGCTCGAAGTAAACGACGTTAACGGTCTAAAAGAAAGAGAAGGAGCCAAGGTTCCGGCTTCCGTAAGAGAATATAAGGAACACAAACAGCGAATGGTGGAAACAATATCAGCAAATACACCTATTCAGCAAGGTATGTCGCCAGGTGCAAATGTACCTTATAGAGCCATAGCAGAGCTAGGGGCAAGAGTTGACGTTAGAACAAAGGCCAAGGTAGAAATACTAGAGGACTTTTTAACAGAGATGAATAAACTTAGAATTAATAGATTTGTTCAGTTCTATACAGAGGATAGGTATTATAGGCTTAAAGGAAACAACGGAGAAACCATTTTTGGAACATTCAACAACCAAATGATGTTCCAAAAATGGGAAAGAGAAGATGGAAAATTTGAAATGTTTGTTCCAGAGTTTGATGTATCGGTTAAAATTATGGATGAAAAGCCAACCGATAGAAATTATTACACTTCTACAGCATTTGAACTTGTAGGCATGGGAGCTATGACAATACCACAGCTTTGGTATACATTAGAAGAGGGGAAGTTCCCACCTAAAGATCAAATATTAGAAGAACTGCAATCCAGAGACATGGCTATGCAACTAACAGAAATGCTTAAGCAAGTCCCACCAGAAATGCAACAACAATTCATGCAACTTATAGGTCAACAAGTCCAGCAAATAGCAGCAACAAGCCAAGGTCAAGAACAAATGCAACCACAACCGCAAGGTCAAGACATAGATATGTTTTTAGATAGTCTACCGGATGAAGAACTTGCAATGTTACAACAAATGCCAGAAGAAGAACAACAGGCATATATACAACAGCTAATGAGTCAAGCACCTCAATAGGTGTTTTTTTATTGTATTAATTCGCTTAGGATAGCGTAAAAAACCTAACTCTATTATTCTAATTATTTTTATTATGGAGGGATAACATGTTTGAAGAAAATTTAAACCCTGTAGACGAAGGGCAAGAGAATGTCGTGGATTCTCAAACAGATGATATAAGTGTTTCAGAGGGCTCAACAGAAGTTGATACGCAAGAAACACAGGATAATACTGAAACATTTGAATCTGGAGAAGATGACGATAGTCAAGAGCAAAGCGAAAACAATCAGGAAGTCGCTGCCCCTGACACAGACGATAGTCATGTTCAAAGCAAAGAAGAAAATGCTATGTACGCAAAAATGCGTCGGAAGGCAGAGCAAGAAGTCAAAGAAAGATATGCGTCTCAATATAGAGAGCTTCAAGAGCTTACAGGGTTGGGAATGGATGAAACCTTAGAATATCTTCGCAAGGAAAAAATAGCACAAGAGGCTGTGAAATACGCTTCTGAAAATAACATGAGCGAAGAAGCAGCTAAAAGACTTATTGAAACAGAGACAAAGCTTAAGGCATTAGAGCAAAAGGAGAAGGTTAGAGAGTTTCAACTAGATATTAATAAGCAAAAGAAAGAACTCATGAAAGAGCCATTCTTTGGTGAGTTAGAAGATGAAATAGATACATTAGTTAATGACAGCTTATCAAAAGGGGAAATGATTAATGTAGATGCTGCCTATAGATTTCTTGTAGGTAAAAACATTAATAATTTGCTCAATAAAGCTAAAAACCAGACACAAAAGCAAACTATAGCTAATATTCACGATAGAGCTAATAGAGGCGTTTCTACATCAAGTGACGGTGTCGGTGATGATGTGGATATATCTGATATAGATATGGAAATGGCAAATGCTTTTGGCAATGATCCTAAGGAAATTGCAAAATATAAAAAATCTAAGTTAAAAAAATAAGGAGTTGAGAACATGGCATACTTTAAATGGGCTTATGATTTAAGTGGTAATAAAACAGATCAGATTAAACCTTTTTACATTCCTTCTGCTACGGCTGTTGAATTCGGTGAAATAGTTTTATTTACTCCTGGAACAGGTATAGCGGCAGTAGCAGGAACAGACTTTGATGACCCATCAGTAGGAGTAGCAACAGAAGCACATGATGGTTCTACTTCTGGTAGACAAAGTGGAAATGAGATAAAAATATCTTGTTCCCCAACTGGAGTATATGCATTAAATTCAACAAATTTAATAACTGCAACTGGTGGTTCAACAACTACTTTTGTAGTATCAGGATTACTTCCACAAACTGATGATCTTTGGAATGGCGGAATGTTAAAAATAGTAAGTTGTGCAGCAGATTCAAGTCTTAATGGAACTTTAATACCTATTACTGATAGCACAGGAAGTACTGGAACTCTTACTTTTGCAACTCAAACAGCAGCGTTCGCATCAGGTGACACAGCTTATCTTTGCCCAGGGCCTTTGGCAATAGGAGAATATGGTTGGGATTTAACATCAGACGGAACAGACGTTGATTGGGATACAAGCGGAGGCGAAGCTTTACAATTGGTAGACGTAGCCCCTGAAAAAATGACAAGTTACTGGAAATTTAGATTACATCAATTTGGAAATGATGCAGCAGCTAAATAATTAAATATCTAATAACTTAGACAGCTATAAGCTGTTTTTTTTTAATACAAAAAATCAAAGGAGTTGAGATATATGGCTTTAACTAGAGAACAATTTTTAGAATTAGAAGGAAATATACAAAAAGTGTATGATGCTTATTTTAAGAATAAAAAAGATTATCTTCCTATGTTGTTTGCTATGCCAACATCTACAAGGGCACAGGAGAATCACTTTGGAATCGGTGCCATGGGTAGAATGACAGATTGGAATGGTTCAGTAGCGTATGATAGTCTAGCAAAAGGCTATGAAAATAACTATAGACATGGTAAAAAATCAACTGGTCTACAAATCGAGAGAGAACTTTTTGACGACAAAGAATATGCTCAAATAAAATCAAGGACTAATCGTATTGCTTATGGTGTTTACAAAACACTTCAAGTAGATGGTGCAAGTGTATTTAATAATGCTTTTGATTCCAATTATGCTGGTCCAGATAGTGCAGCTCTTTGTTCATCTACACATAAAACAGTACCTGGTGCTGATAATCAATCCAACACTGATACTTTGGATTTATCAGTAGACAATTTAGAAACTGTTTTAAATAGAATGAGGAATTTTAGAGATGATAGAGATGATATCATGGACGTTATGGGAGAAGTGCTTATTTGTGGAACATACTGGGCAAAAACAGCTAAACAAATAATTGGTTCTAAAAATGAAGCATACACAGCAGACAACCAGATAAACGCATATTCAGATTTAAGTTATATAGTTGACCCTTACATTACAGGTAAAAAGTGGTTTATGGCTAATAAAGACCTTATGATGGGTGGCGATGGTTTAAACTTTTTCATGAGAAGGGACCCTAGAAAACTTGAAAGAGACAGTGATTTTGATACAGAAGTATTGAAATGGAAAGCTGTAGGACGTTGGTCTTACGGATGGGATAACTGGTTCTTTATTTACGGAAATAACCCTTCATAAATAATTAAACTGGCACATGTGACCTACTATATCATGGGCCTTTTACACTTTTGAAAGGAGTGAGTAGATTGGGTAAACCTAATCAATATGGAAGAAATTTTGGATATAAACAAAGTCTATTTGGTTCAGATACAAATGGACATGATATAAAAGCTTTTGGAGATACAACGGGTAAATATGTGATGTGGGATGCTTCAGCAGATACGTTAAATGTTTCTGGAACTTTTCAAAAAGACGGTACAGAAATTACTTCAACAGCAGCAGAGTTAAATGAGCTTGATATATCAGTTGTTGGTGCTGTATCAAAAATAAAAAAAATAAATATGACAGCCTCAGATTTTAGTGATAATTCTGAAATAGATACAGGTTGGGATTTACCATCTACAGCAGTAATAAAAAATGTTTTTATAAACGTAAATACCGCTGAAAGTACTGCTACAACTAAAACTATTAATATAGGAACAGATGGTTCAGGTTCAAATGATCCTGATGGATTTTTAGCAGGAGTTAGTATAGCATCTACAGGACTCGTAAAAGGTACTCTAGCAAGTGGTGGTCAAACATTAGGTGCTTTGCTGTATGTAGATGAAGATGGTGCAGGTGCTTTAGTTCCAGAAATAGATAAAACAAGCGGAGGCGAAAGCATAACTGTTACTGCTGGTGATGCCTCTGGAT